CTCGACCGCGCCGTCGCCGATTTTAAAAAACTTGAGGGAGCTGGCGCAAAGGCGAACTATGTTTTAAAGAAAGCCGCACTCCCAGCGGCCGCGGCGGTCGGTGCTGTTGGCGCGGCTTTGTTTGGCGCAACTAAAGCCGCTATGGAGGACGAAGCGGCACAAACCCAGCTCTCGCTTAGCCTCCGAAATGTCACGGGAGCAACCGACGCACAAGTGGCCAGCGTTGAACAAATGATTTCAAAAATGAGCCTCGCTTCGGGCGTGGCCGACGATCAACTCCGTCCAGCTTTTGCTTCACTTGTACGCGGAACGAAAGATATCGCAACCGCTCAAGAATCTTTCGGTTTGGCGATGGACATTTCTACACAAACGGGAACCGATTTAACGACAGTAACCGACGCGCTCGCTAAGGCTTATCAGGGAAACTTTAAAGGCCTTCGATCTTTGTCTCCAGAAATGGCGACACTTATCAAAGAGGGCGCCTCGCTCGAGCAAGTCATGGACGTACTCGGAGGAACCTTTGGAGGCGCTACAGCGGCCGCCGCGGGAACAGCCGAGGGACAAATGAAACGCCTCGGAATTGCTTTATCTGAAACCAAAGAATCAATCGGCGCGGCACTAATTCCAGCCGTCGAAAAGCTTCTACCGTTGCTTTTAGGTTTTGGCCAATGGGCACAAGAAAACACGACGACATTCCTCGTTATTGCTGGCGTCATTGGCGGAATCGGAATCGCCATTCTTGCCGCTAATGCCGCGATCCGTTTATGGACCCTCGGAACCCAGCTCGCCGCCGCCGCTCAATGGCTTTGGAACGCCGCGCTAGCCGCTAACCCGCTCGGACTCATCGTTCTAGGAATCGCCGCCGTGATTGCGATCCTTGCGATCATGTACACCAAATTCGAAGGCGTTCGCGACGTCGTGGACAAAGTGTTCTCGTTCATTAAAACCGCTGTAACGACTGGAGTCGACTTTATAACCAAATATGTCGAAACCGTTCTCGGCGTCTATAAAACAATTTTTAATACAATAGCGAAGCTTTGGAATAACACGATCGGAAAACTTTCGTTCAGCGTTCCCGACTGGGTTCCCGTAATCGGCGGAAAAGGATTCGACGTTCCAGATATTCCAATGCTCGGAAACGGAGGAATCGTAACGTCGCCAACTTTGGCCATGATTGGCGAGAGCGGCCCAGAGGCTGTAATTCCATTAAGCCGAGGCGGTGGAATGGGCGGAAGCTACACGATCAACGTTAACGGCGGCCTTTCCTCTAGCGCGGAAATCGGTCAAGCGGTCGTCAATGCGATCCGCGCATTTAACCGAACAAACGGCCCAGCTTCGATACAGGTTTCCTAATGTCGGCGACCATCGTCCAATCTGGCGATTATGACCTTTTAATCGATACAGGCTTTGATTACGCCTCGTTTCGTTTAGACGACCCAGCGCGAGGAGTCTTAGATCAAAACGCGCTCGGACCTTCCACGTCTTACGCCTCGGTAATTGACGGCGCGACCTCAATCTCGGTATTTCGTGGCCGACGTGATATTGGCGATCAAGGGATCGTCGCGGGAACTATGTCCTTTGAGCTGTTGGACACGACGGGGATTTTTAATCCGTTTGACGATCAAGGGCCATATTTTGACCCCGACAACGATCAGGCGGGACTCGCGCCGTTACGCCGCGTAATCCTTTCAAGAGAGAACGAGGTCCTTTTTAAAGGCTTTATCACTAGTTACTCGTACAGCTTCGAACTAGGAAACCTTGACCGCGTTTCCGTGAATTGCGCCGACGAGTTTTATGTTCTGGCCCAAACCTATCTAGACGAATGGAACGTCTCTGAACAGCTTTCATCGGATCGCGTCACGGATCTACTCAATTTGCCCGAGGTAGATTTCCCTCTATTACAGCGAAACATCACGACGGGAACCGTCACGCTCGGCGGCGCTTCCGCCTATACAGTCTCTAGCGGAACCTCTGTCGCGAATTATGCGGCACAAATCCAGCAAGCCGAACAAGGCCGAATCTTTATAGATCGAAATGGAAATTTTACTTTTCAGCCTCGAATCGGAAACACGCTTTCCGCTTCCGTTATTGACTTTCACGACAACGGAGCACTAGGAACAGCTGGCTACGATCAAGTAGGAATCGCCTTCGACGCCGATCAAGTCGTCAACCGCGCCTCCGTCCAGCATTTAGGCGCGACTAGCCCAGAATTGGCCGAGGACCTCGCCTCTCAAGCCGAATATTTAATCCAGACGACCTCGATCACGGGCTCGCTACTCCATAACGACGCCGCCGCCTTGACCCTTGCCGAATACCTATTAACGCCAAACCCAGAACCTCGCTTCACGAACGTCTCGGTTTCTTTTGTTTCTTTGACCGAAACCCAGCGCGACCTCGCCGCAGTCGTGGATATTGGAGACACGATTACAATCCAGAAATCAATCCAGCAAGGCGCCAGCTCTACCGAGTTTGCTCAAGAGTTATCGGTCGAAGGCGTACAGCACCAAATCAACGTCCTAAACGGTCATCGCGTCACGTTCTTTACGGCTCCGACAACCATCGTTTACGAGCTAATTTTGGATTCACCAACCCGCGGACAGATAGACGCGCTAAACGTCCTCGGCTGATCTAAGATCAAAATATGGCTACAAGGCAAGATTTTACAGCGCTCCAAATCCTCACAGCGGCCGAAATGGACGCCGTAGCGACAGCGATGATCGCTCTTAATGCTCAAACAGGCACAACGTATACAGCCGTTTTGGCTGACGACGGGAAACTCGTAACGTGTAGTAACGCCTCGGCAATTACTTTTACAGTTCCACCTAATTCGAGCGCCGCTTTTGGTATCGGTACACAAATAAACATTATGCAACTTGGCGCGGGACAAGTAACTATCGCCGCTGGAGCTGGTGTCACTTTGCGATCAAGCGGAAACAAATTAAAAACTCATAGTCAATACGCGGTCGCGACCTGTTGCAAAATCGATACCGACACTTGGGTCGTAATCGGAAACCTCGCCGCTTAATTTATGCAACTTTTCGGCGGTGTAGGTAGCGCGGGAGAAATAATCGCCGAATATCTCGTCGTTGCTGGAGGCGGCGGCGGCGGTTCTGGAAGTACTATCGCGTTCGGTGGTGCTGGCGGTGGTGCTGGAGGATACAGAACAGGCTCTCTTGTTTTGCCTCCTTCGTTTACCGTAACAATCGGAGGCGGTGGGTCCTCTGCCGCTCTTGGTGGTGGCGTTTCTGGTAGCGGTTCTAATTCGGTTTTCTCGTCTATTACATCTACTGGAGGCGGCGGCGGCGCGGCTTCGCCTACCTACACAGCAAGCGGCGTTAATGGCGGTAGCGGTGGCTCTGGTGGTGGTGGTTCTTCGGCTGGCGGTTCTGCCGCAAGCGGTGGAAGCGGCACAGCTGGACAAGGAAACAACGGCGGCGGCGCGGCCGCGTCTGGTGGTTCGGGTAACGATCAAGGTTCGGGCGGTGGTGCTAGTGGTGCTGGCACATCGGGAACAGTTACGGGAACGGGAAAATCAGGCGGCGCGGGTTCCTCGTCGTCGATTACTGGTAGCGCAGTTACGCGAGCAGTCGGAGGAAATTCTAATTCCTACGTCGGCGGCGCGGCAGGTTCGGCAGGCGGAGCAAATACAGGTACTGGCGGCGGAGGCGGCGCTGGACAAGGTTCAGGAAATAATGGCGCGGCTGGCGGTTCAGGAATTGTAATTCTTGCTTACCCGTCAACAGAGCCAGCTCTTACAACTATTGGAGGCGGACTAACTTTTACAGTCTCAACGGTAAGCCGAGCAGGATTCCGCGTTTACACGTTCACAGCTGGAACAGGAACGGTCACGGTTTAACAATGGCCCATTACGCATTTTTAGACGAAAATTTTATCGTTGTTGAGGTAATCGCTGGAGTCGACGAAACAGAACTCATCGACGGATTAGATACTGAAACTTGGTACGCCAACTACCGAGGCAAACCATGTAAACGAACTTCATATCATGGCAACATTCGCAAACAATACGCGGGCATTGGATACACATTCGACGAAACAAACGACGTTTTTATCGTTCCTCAGCCTTACCCGTCTTGGATTCTAGATAGCAATTTTGACTGGGAAGCTCCCGTTCCGTATCCGACCGACGGAGGGATTTATATCTGGGACGAAACGACCCTCTCGTGGGTAGCGGTTGAGTCGTGACATGGATTCTGGCGTGTTGGTTTCTCTTATCGGTGGGGGTTTCGGTTTGGTCGGGATATTGCTCAATAAAATCATCAAAGAAAACCGATCGGATCATGGAATCGTCCGAGACTCGCTGAACCGTATCGAGACAAAAGTCGATCAACACTTGGAGGACCATAAATGAAAATTAAAGATAAAGCCATGATCGCGTCTTATGCGCGTTCGTTTGTCGGAACCGTTCTCGCGCTTTATATGTCGGGAATTACTGACCCGAAGCTGTTGGTTAACGCTGGAATTGCCGCAATTGTTCCGCCTTTGCTTCGCTGGCTAAACCCTAAAGATCCATCGTTCGGTCGTGGGGTACATCAAAGCTAAAGCGGGCGTCCCAAACGCTCGCGACTACATCGGAAACGCCGACGGTCCTTCACCTAAACCGCGCGCGGGAATGGACGAATGGATTCGTCAAGCGATTTACCATTCAAACGGCGCGCTCTGGAATAATGGGAGCTACGCGATTCGGGACATGAAAGGAAAGGTCGGCTCGCTTTCCGTTCACTC